GTCGATTGGTTTTACGAGCAATGCGAAACCGATAAAGGCATCAAGGCGTTCATCCGGCTGCTCGGGCTGCACAAGCCGATTCGTTGGTGGAATGAAGGCGGGTTGGTGGACAAGGCCATCGGCCCCGCGATCCGCGAGGCCATGCGCCGCGCGCAACGCTTTACCTCCATCGAATCGTTGGCCTCCATTGGCGACAAGTCGATGAAGCTGCAAGCCTTTCATGCGCGGGCGACTGCACGCACCATGCACTTTCCGCTACGCCGCAAATGGACCGATCACGTGGTCGATCAACTGTGTAAATTCCCCGGTGGCCGGTGGGATGATGCGGCGGATGTGTGCGGGCTCATCGGCCGCGGGGTCGACCGCATGCACGACGCCAGTTTGCCCTATGAGAAGCCGCGAGATATATTAACGCCGTTCACGGAACGGTGGCTCATGTATGGAGCCGACACCGAGAAGCCAAAACTCAGGTTTTTCTAACACTTGGAGCCATCATGGAATACAGCCGCCCCCGCAAAGATGATGCAGAGCTTGCGAAGACTCGTGGCCGTCTCTCAGGCACGCTGCCCGGAGCCGCAGGCCCCGGCATCCCCGATGGTCCGAACATGGACGCTGAAGCCGTGAGCCAGAAGCGCCGCGCGGAGAACTCCGCCAGAGGTTCGTTCTCCCCCGAAGCCGAACACGTCGCGACCGCGAACCGTGCCAGCCGCAAGGCGTTTCATGAGCAGGCACAGAAGGAGGCGGCAAAGCAGGCGGAAGAAAAACAGAACGCGCTCGATACGAAGGGCATGCAGAAATCGGAGCCTGAAACCAATCCCACGCCATCACCCCAGATGGTGCACGACGCCTCCACCTCGCCCGATTCCTCCACCAACCATCTGTCCGATGATGAGTTGCTTGGCCGCGGCGAACAATTGGGCCATGGAGAGTCGAAATGATGAACGATCCGAAGTCCACGACTCAGGCTCCCGTGGGTGCAGCGCCGCCCGTGGTTTTGGCATCGCCCACGTTGCTGACGCGCATCGAAACGCTCATTCCCAAAGTCGAAGCGGCGATCACAACCGCCGTGCCGAAGATCGAGGGTGACATTCCCAAAGTGGAATCAGCGGTCACGAAGTATTGGATGGGTGGCGCGGGGCTCATTGCGGGGTTGGTCATCGAACATCTGCTTAAATTTCTCTAAAGGCAATCGCATAGCGAGCTTTTTATGAGCAAGCCCACTTCCGGGGCCGCGGGGATTATTACCGATCCCCGCCAAGCGAACGGGATGCAGTCAGATGACTACGCTGACACCCAAGCCAAGCCGGAGGAACCGGGCGATGCCAGATCCCGTGCCCGCGAAGAAGCGCAAGTCTCCAAGTTTTGGAAGAACTACGACAAAGCGCGCAAATTCGATGAAAATTTTCGCAAGCAAGTTGCGATCGACCGGCGCTACGCTGCCGGAACTTCCGATCTATCGTGGGCCGTCACGACCAACCTCATCGGTGCCTTCATCGATATCCTCGTGGCCCTTCTGTATGCGCGCGATCCCGATGTTTCGATTACCAAAGCCCCCCAAGTAGATGACTCCGACACGGAGCCGATGGATGACTTCGCCAAGACGCTCCAGATTGTAGTCTCCCAGCTTTGGTTGCGCGGCAAATTGAAAAGCGCCGCGCGCAAAGGCGTGCGTTCCACCTTGTCGAACGGCGAAGGGTGGTTCAAGTGCCTCATGATGACGGAGAAGATCCCGAACGCGGAAACTGAAACCGCGTTGAATGATGCACGCGAGCTGCATGCACGGCTCATCGCGCAACAGCGATTGCTCGAAGATCCGGGCGATATGGACCCCGAAGCGCGCGAAGCCGAAATCGATGAGAAAGTCGCATTGATTGAAGTTCTCGAAGAAAAGCTCGAACTCTCCGTGAACAAGATGTTCACCATCGACTTCATCAAAACCGAAAACATGCAGGTATCGACCGATGTGGAGTCGATCAGTGACTATCTCGATGCCGATTGGATCGGCAACGAGATGTTCATTGCGAAAGAAGACGCACTGGAGCGTTTCCCCGATGTGAAGCCGGAGGACTTGAAGCAAGCGAAGCAGTATTACCAGACGCAGCCGCGCGAGATGTCTACCCGCGATGTGGATAACATCCTGCCGCAAGGGATGTTGACCGCGGAGAGTGCGCAAGCCTTCACGACTTCAACATCGGAAGCCGAATCGCAGCCTTTCATTCGCGCCGTGGAGTGCTGGCACCGAACGGATAAGCTGGTGCGTACCGCCATCGATGGGGTGAAGACGTGGGCGAAGCAACCCTTCGAGCCGCCTTACGCTACCAGCCGCTATTATCCATACTTTTACGTGGCTTTTTACGAAGTGGACGGCCAGCGGCACGCGCAGTCCTTGAGCTGGCGGCTCTACAAGCTTCAGGATGAGTATTCGGCTTCACGCTCGAATTTTCGCATCACACGTGAGCGGTCGGTGCCCGCCGTGTTGTTCAATGCGGCGCAAATGGACGATACGGAAGCGCGGAAAATCTCCGAAGGCAAGTTGCAAGAGTTCATCGGCATCAAACCCGCAGATCCAGACACGCCGCTCGCCAATTTGTTCGCAGCGAAGCCCGTTCCCGCAATCGATATGCGGCTCTACGATCCAACGCTCGTGCTGAATGACATGGAACGGATATCAGGAGTGCAAGAGGCGCTGTCGGCCGCGGTCAGCGGTCCCGGCAATCCTAAGACTGCGACCGAAGCCAACATTCAGCAATCTGGCACCAATGCCCGGACCACTTCGGATCGCGATTGCATCGAATGGGCTTTGACCGACATGGCGCAATACACCTCGGAGTTGGCGCTACAGGCGTTGACGGTTCCCGATGTACAGAAACTCGCAGGTGCTAAGGCGTTTTGGTTAGGCCCCAACCCCCAAGCCACGCCGCCCACCCAAGGCATGTCGATCGATGACTTGTTGACGTTGGTGCAAGTGTCGATCGCGGCGGGGACCACGGGCAAACCGAAGACGCAGGGCGATCAACAGGCGTGGGCCACAGTCCTGCCACTCATTCGGGAGATGATTGGCCAAATCGAGCAAGCCCTGGCCCAAGGCAACAAGCCGCTGGCCGATGCGCTGACGGCGCTCATTCAAGAAACTATGCTAAGGCTCGGCGATGAGAGCGATGTGGACCGGTTCATACCGCGACTTCCGCCTCCTGGGAGCCCCGGAGCGGGCGCACCGCCGCTGCGACCGCCGCCGCCCACCATCTCTGTCAGCCTCAAGGGCGATATCAGCCCGGAGGCCGCGGCAATGCTCATACAGCCGGATTTACCGCAGCCCGTACCGCCTGCACAGCCCGAACCGCCCGCAGGAGGCCCACCAGGCTCCAGCGGTCCTCCCGCGCCTGCCGCGGCGGCACCTCCACCCCTTCGCCCACATCCACCGTAAGGCCCCACCATGCCCACAGAAACCCCATTGGACGCAATCAACGAAGCTCTTGGCTTGCAAGGCGAAGAAGCGCACGAAGAACCGGAGGCGGAGCTTGAAACCGAGTTGCCCGAAGGTGAAGAATCTACCGATGAGCCTACCGGTGAAGGTGATGCGGAAGGTGAGGGCGAGGTTGAAGGTGAAGGCGAGGGCGAGGGAGAGGAAACCGCCGAAGCCAAAGCTGCGGCTCTTGCCAAAGGCGTAGCGGACGGTACGCGCAACCCCGATGGCACGTTCAAGAAAAAAGAAGCGCCGCCAAAAGTTGCAGATCCGATCAATGATCCGATTCCGAAGGATTTGAAAAAAGAAACGTCGGAGCGGATGCAATCACTCATCAAGATTGCCAAGGATGTCACCACGGAGCGCGATCAGTATCGTAACGACTTCGATACGATCGTCAACGGGATAAAAGCGAGCGGTTCGACGCCAGAGCAATACGGCGAAGTCATTTCGTGGATGTCTTTGTTCAATTCGCAAGATCCCGCGGCGCGCACCAAAGCGTATGAGCTGGTGAACGATGTGGCGGATCGATTGGCAACGCTCTTGAACATCGATCGCACGGTATCCGATCCGTTGAAGGGGCATGACGACTTGAAAGCTGCGGTGACGGCGGGACAAGTCGCGCTACCGTATGCTAAGGAGATTGCGCGCACGCGAAATGCGACTGCATTCCGGGGGCAGCTCGATACTACGGTGCGTACCCAGCAGCAGACTCAGGCGCAGGCGCAGACCGAGTATCAAAATGCGAAAACGGCGCTCAACACTTTTGAAACCGCAATGAAGGCAAGCGATCCGCTCTACGCGCAGAAGCGTGATGCGATTCTTCCGGCACTTCAAGAGGCGTTCAAGCACGTACCCCCGGCACAATGGCCCGCAATTTTCGAGAATGCGTACAAAAATGTGAGGGTGAAGCCGCGCGGTATCGGTACGCCACCAAAAGCGGGTGCGCAGCCCATGCGTGGGGGAAAGAACCCTGCGGGCGGACAGGCGCGAGCTGCGGGCTCGGCACTCGAAGCGATGAACGGCGCTCTTGCACAATTGAAGGGGTAATTTATGGGTCGCACGAAAGATGTTCCTGTTATGGATGCCTCGACAAAGGACACACCGATGCCGCCCAACGTGCATCTCGATCATAATGCGTTAAAGCAAATGGGGATGCACACCGGCCCCATGCCTACGCCCGATGACAAGATGCCGATATCGGGCACCGCGCATGTGAAGTCCGTTGGCGTGAACAGTCAAGGAGAGCGGCACATGATGGTGGAGCTGCACGACATCATGATGAAAAAAGCGGGCGGCAAAGGCACGCGGCAAGCCGATGAGGCCACCATGGGCAAGGGTATGAAGGCTGCCGTGGACAAGGCCGTGGCAAAAGGTGAGTGAGACTATTTGACAATGTTCCTACAGCCGCTATAGGATTCCGCCAACTAGCGATTGTAAGACTGTATCGGGGAGGTGTCGTCGCCCTCCAAATTCTAGGGTCATCGCTCCTGGGAAGAACATACGTTTTTCACCAACGGAGCAAGTCATGCCCTTTACCAGCGAACAATTAGGTTATGCCTCTAAGGCAGCCATCAACTACTACCTGAAGAACGATCCGATCGATCAGGTGAACGTTGCCCGCCCGCTCATCAAAAAGCTGATGGAAGAAAAGCGCCCCTACACAGGCGGCCTCCAGTTTGTCGTGGAGCAACTTCGGTACTCCAATGACTCGAACTTCCAGTCCTACTTCGGTGACCAACAGGTCACGTACAACCGCAAGCGCACCTTGCAACAGGCCAAATATACGTGGGGCAGCTTCCACGATGGTTTCGGCTTGAACGAAGACGAACTCGCGTCCAACGGCATCATCATGACCGATGATCGTTCGTCCACGCCGAGTGAATCCGAAAAGGTGCAACTCACGAATCTGTTGCAGGAGAACACCGAAACCCTGAAGTTGGGTTTCCAAGAAAATTTCGACTACATGCTGCATTTGGACGGCACGCAGTCAGCGACCAACATCCCCGGCCTCGATCTGTTGGTGTCGACCACGCCCACGGTGTCACTGGTGGTGGGCGGCCTCGATCAATCGGTGTATTCGTGGTGGCAGAACACCGCGATCACCGGCATCAACTCGGGCACCGCGGGACTCCTGACCCAGCAGATGGAAGTTGCATGGCGCGATTGCACTCGCTACGGCGGGAATGCACCCAATTACATTCTGTGCGGTGAGCTGTTCCTCGACGCCTACCGCAACGATGCGAAGGCCACCATCAATCGCACGGTGTACATGGAGGGTCGCGCGAAGCCCACCGAGTTGGATGGTTCCGTGGGCGAAGGAGTGAAGACTGGGCTCTATTTCAAGAACATCGAACTGGTGTGGGACCCGGTGATGACCGAGTTGGACACTCTCTACTCTCCGACGATTCCGTGGGAGAAGCGTTGCTACTTCTTGAACACCAAATTCCTGAAGCTGCGGCCGATTCAAGGACATTGGATGATAAATCGCACACCTCCGCGCGTGTACGATCGTTACGTCCACTACTTCGCGCTGACGGCGAAGGCGGCGCTCACGACCGGTAAGCGCAACGCGCACGCCGTTCTGAGCATCCAGTAATCGGCATCCAGGACTCATAGGAAACCATCATGCAAATTCTCAATGTGACCAACTTGCCGATCTACCTGCCGGGTGACAAAGCACCGCTGCCCTTCGGCGATCCGTTCGAGGACGCTACGGCCACGGCCGCGTCTCCTGGCGTGTTTCAGGTGCCTGGCTATGACAACCCGGTGGCGGGCGATTCGCTGGCTTTCACGTTTCTGGCGGGCGGCTCGATACCGGGCGGTATCAATCCGGCGCAAACCTACTACGTTGTCAACCCCACGGCGGGCGCGGGGACGTTCAACGTGGCGGCCACCAAAGGCGGCACCGCGATCAACACGACTTCGACCGGCGCGAGTCTGGTGGCGCACTTGCTCTCGGGCGAGGTGGATGGCGTCACGCTGCCCTTCAAGCCCCACGGGCACGGTGCTGGTGGAGAACAACAGCGGCGGTACGCTGGTGTTGCAGTCCACCAGCGATTTGAATGCCTCGAACCCCAACGGATTGTCGGGCTATTCGTTTCAGGCTCCCGCGGGGCCGAACTCGGCGCTGTGGGCCACGCTGGCATCGCTCGCGGCGGGACAGCAGTTGTTGGTCGTTCTCAACAATGATTGGATTCGGGTGTCGACCACGGGTACTCTGACGCTTCAGCAAAACTGAAGCCAAGGAGCCCCCACGATGAGACACGAAAGAATCCGAGTGATGCGAGACACGCTGACCGTGCACAACATGACGGTTGCGCCCTGGGAGATTCCAGTCATCGAATATGTGTTCGAAGAAGGGAATGTTACCCGATCGGGCGAGTTCGTCGATGTGCCGGATCGGGACTATCCCGACCCCACGCAGGAGTACATGCGCCTGACACGGGTGTACGGTAGCGAAAACGAGACCGGCATCCCGCACGCGGTTTCGGTGTTTGGATCGGCGCGGAACGGTGTGCGTGCGTTGACGAAAGCGATCAACGAAGCGCGCGAGGCGGATGAAGAAGCCGAAGCCGATGCGCCGCCCAAAGTGGCGCAGATGCTTTCCACCTCGAACCGTAAGCGCAGTCGGTATTCCGCCGATCCTTTGATGAACTGAGTGGGGCTTCTACTGCGGTGGCGGTAGGAAGTGTGCGGGCCGGGATAAAACCCGGCCCGTTTTTCTATGTAGAGGGCAATAATGAGCATCACTTGGACAGCTAGGACGGTACTCGGAGCTGGCCTCTTTGATGTGGTCTACGCGGGCAACAATACTTTCGTTGGGCTCACGGGTGTCAACTACATAGCGCGTGCTACCGATAGCGGCATCACGTGGACTGCGGCCGCCATAAGCGCGATGACCGGGTTTGCCTCGATCGCAACCGATGGCGCAGGAACGGTGGTTGCGGTCGGTGGCGCGTCTGCCTACGCAAACAACATTCAGCAGTCTTCCAATTACGGTGCGACGTTCGCATCGGCTGCAAGCCCCTTCGGTGGCGGATCATTCCCCAACAATGCTGCGGTTACCGGTGTCGCCTACGGCAACGGCGTGTTCGTTTGTTCATCGCACAACAGTACGACTGGCGCGGGTGCGTTCGCGCGATCGACCAATGGCGGCACCACGTGGACGCTGGCCACCACGATACCGGCCAACTTCAACGATGTGTCCGATCAGGGCATGAGTTGGGATGGAACGAATTTCATTGCGGTAGGGCAGATCAATAATACCGTAGCGCTTATGCAGTCGTCTGATTTGGGCGTGACGTGGACCACGGTAACCGCCCCCGCGCATTTGCAAGGCATCGGGCGTGTGGCATACGGCAACGGTAAATACGTATCCGCCAATAGCAACGGCCCTACGGTGCAAGTGGCCACTACGTTGGCGGGATTAGCAACCGCTAGCGCCACCGCCACCGGGCTATCGGGGACGCAGATAGCCACGGTGCAATACTGTGGTGGTCTGTTCATTGCTACGGACAGCACGGCGCAGCACATCGCCACGTCCCCCGATGGTGTGACGTGGACGCTTTCATCGGTAAATTTCTCGGTGGCGGATTCACCTTACGGCTTTGCGTTTGGCAACAATACGTATGTAGCGGTGGGCAGCGCGGGCGGGGCCATATCGAGTGGCGTGTCATCGGGTGGAGGGTCAGTGACATACGTAGGCGGCTTTGGCGATATTACCGATCCCGGCGCGTGGGAAGATCCCGAAGGCAACATCCCGCCGTTGGCTTTTCAAAACGTACCGCAGACCGTCAACTATCCGTTGAACGGGGATGGCCGTTATTGGTTCATCGCGGGCGCGAGTTCGCCCACCCCGGACCCGATTACTTTCATTGGCGATCCGAATTTTTTGGTGGACAACGGCTGCTTCCAAGCCACCATCACGCAAGCGGCCACCGATGGGTCTGAGCTGTTTATGGCGTACTCCTTGAACAATGGCTCTACGTTCACGCCCTTGCAATTGGGGCCTTCGCTACAGAACGGTAGCTTGCTGTCTTTGCAACTTATCGCGGATTTGCTCAACGTCACCACGTTCATCTTCAAGGTGTACTCCACGGGCGGCACGGCGAGTGCCACTACGCTGCCGTGGAACGTGGCGGTAGCAATCACGCGCAACGCCAACGAGAAATTGTTGTGGGATTCGCCCAACCCTTATGACCCGGTGAGCTACAACTGCGAATGCATGGACAGCACCGTCTACACTCAGACATTGCTTCAACTTCGCACGCGCATGATAAATCGGTTGGGCTTTGAAGCACTGTTGACCGAAGTCTCAGGGCAGACGTTGCTACAGATGCAGACCACTGTGATGAATCGTGTTGGCTTTGCCAATCAGACTGCGAATCCGCCGCCTGGCATTCTGGCGATGATGGCGTCGATCATCAACGAAGCGCAGCAGACGCTTTACACGCGGTATGCTCAAGGCGGCTATAGCGATGGAGCGCCCGCTATTTTGGTCAACCCTACGGATACGATATCGCTCAACAATATCGCGGTTCAAATTCTATCGGTGGCGTTGGCCAAGATGCACTACGGTCAGCCTGACGGCGCTACCTTGATGAAAAGTTTCGAGACGTATCTTGCTGAACTCTACAAGCGGTCGCCTCCCAATCTGGTGCCGTTGCTCAATGACTTTTTGTTCGACTCTCAGAGCTATTTGTATCGGCGCTATTCTCAGCTCCACACGCGGCGCATGTTCCGTTGGAAAGTCAATCCGATGCAGCGGTTCTACTCGTTGAAAGACAATGATGAGGATGTGCTGTGCAATTTCCAGATGGACCCGATGAAACAGATCGAGTGGGCAGGGATTCAGGATACGAATAATGTCTGGTATGAGTTGATAGAGGGTATCGAGCCCCAGCTTTACACGATGATCGATAAGCCGTGGCGTCCGGCCCGGTATGAGATTCGTCAGTGCATCGAATTGTATCCGGCACCGGATCAAACCTATTGGTTGTGGATGAAAGCGCATTTTGGGCTCATGTCATTTTCAGCCGATACGGACAGCACCACGCTCGATGCCAATTTGGTATTCATGCACGCGCTAGCGAACGCTAAGGCTCACTACAATCAGCCTGATGCAAATAATATCGAGGCGCAAGCCAACTCCTATCGCAAAGAGTTGATTGCCGGCACTCACGGCACGAATCGTTACATTCCGGCCACTCAGCAAGTGCCTCCCGCCGTGCGGCCGACTCTCGTGAGCTACGAGGGCAATGGCGCGCAGATGCCGTAATGCGTGCCGTAGCTCTCTACAATTTAAAGCAAGGGATAAACCGCCTTAGACTAAAAGGCGGTGCCAACCCTTCGTCGCTTTATGATTTGGTGAACGCGTTCATCCAAGTGGATGGTTCGGTTATTCCGCGCGAGGGTACGATCCGCACGCAATCGTTGAATGCCAACACCAAAGGGCTCATGGCTTCCGATGGCATCTTCAATGTGTTCTCGAACACTCAAGAGGCTGTGCCAGCGGGATATCTAAACAATGTTCTCATCAACCCGGTAAATGCGGCGCTCGCAATATCGCTCATTTGGTTTGCCAAGCCTTTTATGGGCTTCCCCTATGTGGTGGCGCAATTCACCGATGGTTCGATCTATCACTACTGGCTTCAGAATAGCGGCAATTGGGCTGCGAACACGGTGTACACCACATCGACGTTGATTCTGCCATTGACGACGCAGACAGGATTGGCGTATCAAGCGACTCGCGTATCCGCGGTGAATCCATTGTGGCAACCGGAAACCAGCATTGCATTGGGTACGATAGTCGAGCCCAATGAATACACCGGCTATCAATACAAAGCGGTTGCGGTAGCGGGCGCTACTCCGCACACGAGTTCCGTGGAACCGGTGTGGCCCACCGTATCCGCGGGCACCGTGCAGGAGTTTGGGGACTTCGACACCTCATCCACCGATGCAGGCACTACGCAAGGCACTTCGACCTCCACCTCTGAAGCGTTGGCCCCGACACTCACGGATCGATATGGCGATTCGACCACGATAGCCAATGCGGGCACGGCGCAAGATAGTACGCTGACGCTGCCCACGACCGCCAACACTACCGTCACGACGTGGGCAAAAGGCACACTGTACGCGCCTGGCGCAGTAGTGCAGCCGACCACGGCGCAAGGCGCATTCTTGAACGCGATCCCCAATGGGGACTTCGAGAACGGTAACGATGGCAGTTGGACGCTGACTTCCGGTGTGAGCTATGTGTCCTCCAACGTCTATCAGGGCAACGAATGTCTTCAGATGGTTGCGAACAACAATGAAGTGACGGCCACCATGGCGAGCTACGGCGTGGTGACACCAGGCCAAAGCGTGACGGCCACGGGGTATGTGAATCCCAATAATGCAGGTGCCAATCTATCGATGGGGCTCACGCTCAATTGGTACAACGCATCGGGGGTGAAGCTCTCCAACGTCAACAGCGCCATTCAGCAAGGTGGCGGGTATCGACTTTGCACGGTAACGGGTGTTGCGCCCGCGACCGCGGTTCAAGTGCGCGTACAGATTTTTGCAGGCAATGGCACCAGCTCGAAAACCGGATTTGCCGATCTCATCAGTTGGAATTTGGAGACTCCTGCCGCCGTTTCGAACTTCTTGTATGAAGCGGTGCAGGCCGCGGCGGGCGCT